CTTCCAACAGTTTCTTTTGCAACCACTTATGTTAAAACCAAGGAAATTGGTAGAACTTGGACACAATCAGTTTCCAGCACTGACATTGAGTATCAAGGAATTGCATACACATCGGGCACATTCATTGCCGTAGGATCTACATCGGGTATCAATACATCCACGGATGGAACTACCTGGTACGATGCAACTCCCGTTGGATTTGGAACATTCTTTGATGTTGTTGGAATGTCAACCAATATTGTTGCGGTTGGTCTTGGAGGAACGATTGCAATTAGCACTGGAAACTTCACATTCAATGAAGCTGTTATCTACTCCAGAGTTCTAAATGGTTTCTTATATTCATACAATGATACAACAATCACTCAGGACCTGAATGCCGTTGTTTCTGGTCAAACTAAGGGTGTTGCAGTTGGTGCAGCAGGAACAATTCTGTTTACAGAAATTGGTTCTAGTGGATTTGGTACTGCGTTTGTTATTACACCAAAATATTCAACACAGAACCTCCGTGGTGTTGGATATAACGAAAACATCTTCATCGCGGTTGGTGATAATGGTGAAATTCTTAGATCAAATAACGCAGAAACCTGGGTTGGTGTTACAACAAACGCCATTACAACCAGACTTAATGATGTAGTCTATGGTGATAACAAATGGATTGCTGTTGGTGCTGCAGGATCGATCATTAGATCTACTGACAATGGTATTAATTGGAGTGTTGTTTCTTCTGGATCAACATTTAACCTTAACTCTGTCTACTATCAAGATGACGTTTGGGTCGCAGTTGGTCAAAGTGGAATGGTACTCAACTCAATTGATACGAATACTTGGTATAAGAAGTTTGTTGGAGTTGGAACAGATTTCAATGCACTTGTTTATGGTGATAATAAACTGATGGCTGTTGGTTTGACATCTAGCATCTATTACAGTGTTCCAGAAACAGTATCTGCAGCCGCCACTGCAACGGTGTCTGCAGCAGGAACAATTTCTGCAGTTACCATTTCAGATGGTGGTTTTGGATATGATCCAAATCAAAATGTAGACGTTCTTTTCTCAATTGAACCAGTAACATCTGAAGTTGTAACTAGTGTTGATTGTGAAGGTGACTTTGGTGTTGTTGTTGGTGTTGCAACTAGTGCAACTGGTATCAATACCACAACACCAATGGCAATCTTCAAATTTGATGCTGATGCCTTCCTCAACCAAGCAGGTTTTGGAAACATTGTAAGAAGTGGTATTCAAACAGGATACTACTTTGTAATCAACAATTCTATCGTTGGTAATGGACTGACCTCTATCACTATCGAAAATAGTGTGATTGGTATAGGTACTTCATTCATCGATAACGTTTATCGTGCAGACAGAGTTGATAATGATGGTGTTTCTGGTATTGTTACTGTTTACTCCAACGTAAGATCACTTGCTGGTCTCGGAACCACAAGTATTTCTCCTAGAATTGGATACTACAGTTGGGGTAGGTTCTATAACTTCACCAGAAGTATTACTGATCCTAAGTCATTTACAATTGTCAATCAAAATGGATACACTGGACTTACTACAGCACCTCTTGTTGTTCGTATCCAGGGTCTTAATGAAAACTACAGCAACTTTACAGAGACCACCTAAATAAAACAAAAAGTCTGTTAAAATGCCTGCGATTATTTCAGATCAATTTAGAATATTAAATGCTGCGAATTTTGTCGCTGGTGTAGGTAGCACTTCACAATCATATTATACCTTCATTGGACTTCCAAACTCCAGTGATGTTGGGGCTGGTTATGGTACTACTGATTGGAATACCAACACTCCCGCTCCAAAAGACGGCTTTAGAGAGTATAATGATGATTATGACACCATGATCGCTCTCAAGAGACTGACCACTGGTGATGTCAAGAGACTAGTTAGAAAGTACACATGGACATCTGGTACTGTCTATGAGATGTACAAAAATAACTACACTAGAACTAATTTAAGTCCTCAGACATCATCAACTAATTTGTATGATGCAAAGTACTATGTTGTAAACAGTCAATACAAGGTATATCTTTGTATTAATAACGGACAAAATCCAGAAAGTCCTTTTGGTGCTCGTTCTCTGGATGAACCAACTTTTACTGATCTTGAACCAAAGGCCGCAGGAACAAGTGGTGATGGATATATCTGGAAATATCTCTACACTATTACACCAACTGATATTATTAAGTTCGATTCGATTGATTATATCCCCGTTCCAGAAAATTGGGGAACTGGAGATACTGCAGATGTAAAGAATAATGCAGTAGATGGAAAAATTGAAACTACATTGATCGTTAATGCGGGTGGTGGATATCAACCAATTTCTACGACATTCAATAACATTCCAATTTTGGGTGATGGAACTGGTGGAAAGGTTAGTGTAACGGTTGATTCTCAGGGTAAAGTCTCTAATGTTTCAGTGACAAATGGAGGAACTGGATACACCAGAGGAACAATTAGGTTCTATCCTGGTGCTCCTGGTTCTGAAACTGGTGGTCCTATTTCTGGTTTGTCCGCTGTTGGTGTTGGAACAACATCAGTAGCAGAATTTGAGGTTGTCATTCCTCCTACGGGTGGTCATGGTTATGACATCTACAAAGAACTGGGTGCATTTAGAGTTCTTCTCTACTCTCGTTATGAGAATGATGCAACAAATCCAGACTTTATTACGGGTAATGACTTTGCTAGGGTTGGTGTTATTCATAATCCAACCACTCCAGCAGGAAGTCTTCTTACATCATCAAAAGCAAGTGCTCTGACTGCATTAAAACTTAGAAACTTAACTGGTGGTAGTGTTTCTGATACGACTTACACAGTAGACACTCCAGTTTATCAAACAGTTGGAGTTGGTTCCACTGCTGTTGGATATGTTGCAAATTGGGATAGTTCAACGGGTGTCTTAAAACTTTATACTCCAGTTGGACTTGGATCGACCACATATGGATTTAGAATGGTTGATTTTACCTCTCAAATTGGTGCAGGTGGTACATATGTCATCAGTGGGCAAACTGGTGGAGATGCTCTTGGCATTGAAACTAGTTTTGGTAGTTCTTCAAATCCTGGAACTGCAACAACAGTTGGATCTGCCACAGTTCAACTTGGACAGAGTTTTGTGGAAGGTGTTGCTCAACCAGAAATTAAAAAATATTCTGGTGAGATCTTATACATAGATAACAGGGCAGCGATCCAGCGCAGTGCCACTCAGAAAGAAGACATTAAAATCGTATTAGAGTTCTAAGAAAATGCCCCAAGAGACTAACCTCAACGTTTCTCCATATTTTGATGATTTTAATGAAGATAAGAACTTTAATCGGGTATTATTTAAACCCGCTAGTCCAGTACAGGCGAGAGAGTTAACACAACTCCAGTCTATTCTTCAAAATCAAATTGAAAGGTTTGGTCAACACTTCTTCAAAGAAGGTTCGATGGTCATTCCTGGCCAAATCGCATATGATCCACTGTATTATGCGGTAGAGATTAACGAAACTTTCCTTGGTATTCCAGTTTCAGAATACCTGGAACAACTTGTAGGAAAAGTCATTAGGGGATCTAATTCTGGTGTTGAAGCCACAGTTGTAAACTATCTGTTGGCTTCAAACTCAGAAAGAGGAACTAACACTCTTTATATTAAATACACAAAATCTGGTTCTGACTTCGCAACAGAAACCTTTGAAGATGGTGAAAATCTGATTGCATCGACAGATATTGAGTATGGTCTTTCTCGTATTGTAGCCAATAACCCATTCGCCACTTGTATTGCATCAAATGCAACTTCAACTGGTTGTTCTGCTTCAATTCAAGAGGGTGTATTCTTTATTCGTGGATACTTTGTAAAAGTATTATCTCAGACTATTATTCTAGATCAATATAATGCAACTCCAAACTATAGAGTTGGTCTGTTTGTTGATGAGAATATTGTAACTGCATATGATGATCCTTCGTTGTTTGATAATGCAGCTGGTTTCTCTAACGCTTCAGCTCCTGGTGCTGATAGATTCCAGATTAAAACAACACTGATTAAAAAAGATCTTGAAGAATTCAACGATGAGAATTTCGTTGAATTGATGAGACTTGAGAATGGCAAACTTCAAAAGTTTGTCAAGAAAACAGACTACAATCTCATCAGAGATGAACTGGCAAGAAGAACTTATGATGAGAGTGGTGACTATTATGTAAAGCCATTCCAAGTCAAAGTTGTCGAATCACTCAATGATAGACAGGGGAATGGTGGTATTTACCTTGCAAATCAAAAGACCTCTCAGGGAGGAATACCAAGTGACAATCTGATGTTGTATCAGGTTTCACCTGGTAAGGCATATCTAAAGGGATATGATATTGAAAAACTGAATACTTCTTATATCGATGTAGACAAACCAAGAGATACAAAGACTATTGATTCTACGTCTTTCTCCGTTAATGGTGTTGGATACTTAAAGGTAAACAGAGTTTATGGATCCCCATTTGTCGGGTTTGGTACTACTGCAGTAGTAAGTCTTAGAAGTCAAAGAATTGGTGCCACGGATTCAACTCCAGCTGGTATCGAGATTGGAAATGCAAAGGTTTATGATTATAAACTTGAAGCTGCTGCATATTCAAATGATGCAACTAATTATGACCTGTATCTGTATGATATTCAAACATTTACTGACATCACAGTAAGTTCCAGTATTACTCAAACCACTCCCGCATATATTGAAGGTGCAAGAAGTGGTGCAAAAGGTTTCTTAAAGAACAACGTTTCTTCCTCAACTTCTCTTACTTTAACATCAACAAATGGACAATTTATTGTTGATGAACCAATCAAGATTAACGGAATTCTTGATACTAGAGTTGTAACGTCTGTAAGAGAATATAAGTTTGATGATATTAAGTCAATTTATCAAACGGTTGGTATTAACACATTTAATGCAGATGGTGTATTGTCTGATAGATTTTTAGTTGCCCCAGTAGGAACAAACTTTACAATTGGTACTGCAGGCGTATGTACAGCTCCTGGTAATAGGTTCTCTGTTGGTATCAACACGGGAGATATTGTAACTTACAACAAACAAGGACAGTCTGTTCCAACATTTAACAGAGTTAGTGCTCTGTCTGCAGATGGTTCTACAATCACACTTGCAGCAGTTCAGACAGTATCTGGTGTTTGTAATGGAACTCTTCCATCATCCGAGATCCAAACAAGTGATTTCACTCTGTTAAAACCAAGACTTGTAAACGGTCAAAATTCAACTCTTGCAACTAGACTTCCAGATTCTTATATTTCAAACGTAGATCTTTCTAGTTCTGAAATTCAAATCAGAAAACAGTTTACTGTTAGTGTTTCTAGTAGTAGAGCTACAGTAACTATTTCTGACAGAGATCAGTTCTTCCAACCATTTGATGAGGAAAGGTATAATCTTGTTTTCTCTGATGGTACTATTGAAGATCTTACTGGAAAAGTAAGTTTCGATGCATCATTCAAGACTGCAACTATTGTTAATCTTTCCAAGGCTTCTGATACAAATGCAATTCTTGTTGCTACAGTTAAGAAGATTAACGTAACTGCACAGACTAAGAGTTTGTCAAGATGTGACAAACTGGTTGTTTCTAGATCTAAGTATGCATATGCTGGTGCCGCTGGAACGAACTTTAATAATGGTCTGACATATAACACAATTTATGGAACAAGAGTAGAGGACAATGAAATTTGTCTTAATGTTCCTGATGGACTTCGTGTTCATGCCGTATTTGAATCAAGCACTACAGGAAATCCAATTCTTCCAAATATCACCTTGATTAATAGATCTCAGGATCTTACAAACACACTTCAAGGCGAATTGGTAGTTGGAAACGTTACAGGAGCCGTTGCAAGAGTTGTAACTTCTGCCGCAAGTAATGTTGATATTGTTTATAAGAATGAACTGAGATTTTCTGTAGGAGAAACTGTTTCATTCCAGTCTTCTGGTATTACTGGTGAGGTTTCTGCAGTTGTTGTTGGTGATAAGAACATTGTTGATAACTTTACATTTGACAATGGTCAAAGAAGTGAGTTCTATGATTACGCTAGGATCATTAGAGATGCAAATTCTCCAGAACCTAAGAAGAGAATTGCAGTTGTTTTTGATCACTTCATTATTGATCCAGGCACATCTGGTGACCTTGGAACAGTTAATAGTTTCTCCCCAGATGTTTATAGTTCTGATCTGACCCTGTTTAAGGGAGAACCCATCGTTGATTACATCGATGTAAGACCAAGAGTTAAAAATTACAACACATCTAGTGATACTGATTCTCCGTTTGAATATGATTATAGAGATTTCAGTGCGTCTGGTGGGTCTGTAAATAACATTCTTGTTCCAGACGAAACATTAACATTAGGTTATTCTTTCTATCTTGCAAGAATTGATAAGATTTTCCTTTCTAAAGATGGTTTCTTTGAACTGAAAAAAGGTGCTCCTTCAGAATCACCTGTGGCTCCAGAAGCCCCTGCTGGTGCATTTACAGTTGCTACTGTATTCAATAAACCATATCTGCATAATGCAACTAAAGAAAGTAACGTTGTTCTTGCAAAACACAAGAGATATACAATGTTTGATATCTCCAGATTGGAGACAAGAATTCAAAACATTGAATTTTATACTCAACTGTCTCTTCTTGAGACAGACACTGCAAACCTGAATATTAAAGACGCAGTTACTGGTCTTGACAGATTTAAGTCTGGTTTCTTCGTCGATAACTTCAGAGGTCATGGATCTCATGCAATTACGCATCCAAACTTTAGAGCCTCTATCGATAAGGCTCAAGGTCAAATGCGACCACTTCACTATACTCATGGCATTGACCTTCTTCTTGGGTCCGAACAAGTCATCGGTATCGGAACCACTGCAAATCCAAGTGCAGACTTAACTCAAGTTTCCGATCTTCAATCTAACGCACTTAGAAAAACTGGAGATGTTGTAACTCTTAATTATTCCGAAGTTGAATTTATCAAACAGAGATTTGCAACTAGAACTGAAAATGTTAACCCATTTGCCGTTATTAACTGGGTTGGTGTTGCACAACTCAACCCTGCAAGTGACACCTGGTTAGAGGAAAAGAGACTTGATGTAAATAACATCACCCTTGAAGGTGGATACCAGTCATTCCTCGATGCCTTTGGTGTTGATCCAAACACGGGTTTTGCACCTATTGATTGGGCCGACTGGCAAGAAGAATGGAGTTCTGTTGACGTATCAACAAGAGAATTGTCAAGAGAAACTACAGCGACTGAAGCAATTAGTGCAAGTGGTTGGAGATCTGGATTTACTGCTGGTGGACAACAACTTCCAAACGCTAACGCAGGTTTAGTTTCCAGAACTCGTAATGTCACAATGCGTGATAGTATTCTTCTTAACAATGAAGAAACTATTGTAATTGACCGTGGACTTACAAGATCTGGTATTCAACTTCAAGCTTCTGAGAGAATTGATACTCAATCTCTTGGTAATCGTCTGATCAGTCAAGAAAAAATTCCATACATCAGATCTAGAAATATTGAGTTTGTTTCAAACAGAATTAAACCAAGAACACGTTTCTATGTCTTCTTTGATGATCAAGATGTAACCAAGTATGTAACACCAAAACTCCTTGAAATCGCAATGGTTCAGGGCGTATTCCAGGTTGGTGAAACGGTCAAAGGTACAATGTCTAATGACGTTGATGGAACAAATCCCGAAATCACCTTTAGAGTTGCACAATTAAATCATAAGTATGGAGCATACAACTCACCATCTATCGTTTACAATGTAAATCCATATACCGATAGTGTAGGTCTTGGTTCTGTTTATTCTGCAACCAGCACAATTCTGAATATTGACACTGCATCACTGCAACAAGAAGTCCTTGGAACATTCAGTGGTTATGGCGCTCAGAATATGAGACTTGTTGGACAAACAAGTGGTGCTGAAGCCACAATTTCTGATTTTAGATTGATTAGTGATGAAAAAGGGACTTTGATTGGATCTTTATTCATTCCCAACTCAACTCTTCCTGCAGTTCCAGAATTTAGAACTGGTGTTAAAACCTTTAGAATTACAAGTAGTCCTGTAAACTCTTTAAGTCCAGTAGATAACCCATCGACTGCAGAATCATCTTTCCGTGCAGAAGGTGCTCTTAGCACTGTTCAAGAAGATGTTGTTGGTATTAGAAATGCGGAAGTTCAGAGAGAAACTCTTTCTGATAGTACTGTAACCAATCAAAGTGTTACCAGAACGGTTCAAACTCAAGCCTTTGAAGAGAGAACTGTTGCACAAAACCAATGGTATGATCCTCTTGCGGAATCTTTTGAGGTTGTTGAAGAAAACGGTGTATTTGTTTCTTCTTGTGATGTTTTCTTCCAGACAAAGGATGACAGCATTCCCGTTACTCTTCAGATCAGAACAATGCAAACTGGTCTGCCGACTAACACAATCCTTCCATTTGGTGAAGTTGTCTATGAACCATCGCAGATTAATGTTTCCGCAGATGGATCCATAGCAACTAGATTTGTATTCCCATCCCCAGTTTATCTGGAAGGTAAGAATGAGTATGCTCTTGTTCTTCTTTCTGCTTCCAATAACTATAGAGTTTATATCTCTAGAATGGGAGAAGAGGACATTTCAACTACAAATCTTCCTGCAAGTGAGAGAACGATCGTTTCTCAACAACCCTATATGGGTTCATTGTTCAAATCACAAAACGGTTCTACTTGGGATCCAAGTCAACTTG